AAACCAAAGCTTCACGCTCGGCATAGATATTGATTATACGCCCATTGATACTAGTTTCAGGATTGAGATTAGATTCGTCTCCAAATTCTGCTCGATATGCAAACTCAAGCTCGGAGAGAATATCTGCAAATCTTTTTAACCCGAAACCTTCATCTGTTAATCCGAATGTCATTATGTAAACTCCAATGTTTCAGAGATTATACCTTCAGTCGTTTTTGCCTTGAATGAAACCGATAATACCCTATTCGCTTTATCAAGATCAAAGCTGATTGGTTCTTCTAAATTCAATACACCATCAACAGTTAAGATCGCTCTTGTGAAGACTGAATTTACAGAGATCGAATCTGGTTTATTTTTACCAAAAACTCTCTGGTAATAAGGAACTCCTAAAGTTGTGTCGAAGAACCATTCACCTTGAAATAAACCAAGTTTCAATAACAAAGCCTGTTTGATTTCTTCTCTGCCATCAACAAGAACAAAGTCTCCATTCTCGAAAACAAGATCACCAGTAGCAGCATCTATTTTCAAGTCACTCATGATAATGTTCCTGTTCCTGGGCCTGACACACCAGCACCTGGAGTCACACCACTGACACTTGCAACATCGACAGTGGCTGTCTTGACATAAGTATCAATAGCGTCGGCAATCTCACTCGCTTTTGTTGATGCTGATTTGTTTGTCAAATCTTCAAAGATTGATGTTAATGCTGTTGTCAAAGCTGCTTTGTCAAGAGCCATTAGCTGTCTCCTGATTTTTGAACATACGCTTTTTGAGAAAGCAATGCTGTTGTCATTGATGTTTGTGGAGGCCCGCTTGGGCCAACTCCCGTGTTATGTATATGACTGTTAAAAAATGTTAAAAAATCATTACCAAGAATGGCTTGCTGCGAAGCACTTTCCGCTCCTAATCTCACTTTGTCCTCTGCAATCACAACAACATCACCACTTGATCCACTTAGATAAATCTGACTTCTCACATTTCCATCAGAGTCGAATAGAATGATTCTGACATCATCACCATCAACTGTTGGAATTGGATTTGTCGGAGCATATAATCCAGGAACCGCAACCGCATCTGTCAAATTGTGTCGTCTTGTGTCTTGTGGATCAAGCGGAGTTTGTCCATCACTCTCTTGCCACAAATCCAAACTCATATCAGAGAATAAAAGAGCAACTTGATCTCCAGCCTTTAAAGGCAAATAGATGACGGCCAACCCTACCCGCATCCAGACAACAGGAACATCAAACAATTCAGGTAGATTCTGCGCCGTCTTACCTGGAAATGTGTCTTGGAATAAGGGTTGGACTTTTGCAAGTTGAGTTGTTTCATCATACTCAATAACCTTGGCAGGCATCATGACTCGAATCGATGCACTCAATGAATCAAGACTATTGCGAAGAATTTCAGAAAGCTCTGGTGTTCTCTTTGTCTGTTGTGTCATGATGCTGTTCTCACTTCCTCTGCTATTAGAGCAGCATCAATTGTTGCTTGCCAGTTTGCTCCATAATTATCCCCGCTGAAGTTTGCTCTTGTGATTTTCCAAGTCAAGTCTCCATCAACGAAATCGCTATTCTTTATCACACAACCCCTTCCTGGAATAATTCCCGACACAATCAAAGTTTGAAATTGAATTCCTCCCTTTTCAAGGTTGCGAGGAATATTGATCAAGCCTGTTGTTGGAGAGAATAATAATGCGGGTAAATCAAGAATGTCATCTTGCTTGAGCACATAAAGCGTTTGATTATTCATAAAGAAATCAACACCAACTCTCTCAGTCAACTTCTTCATCACATCACCGAAAGAGCCTGTGAGTGTCAAACCTTTTCTGAATTTTCCTGTTGAAGTTCTAAGTTCTGAATTGATTGCACTGCGTGCTTTCGAGCTTACCTCTTGAATGACCGAATCAAAGTTTGGAACCACTCCGGCATTTTCACCGAATATTGATTTCATTTCTGTTGTGAATATTTCTTTCAATCTTGAAAAAATCTGATTGACTGAAACACCAGAGGTTCCAGGCCCAATAGTTTCATTCAAGAGTATATCATTCCAAGCAGTATCGCTATCGCCGGATTCTATTGTAGTAGCAATGTCGCCACCGAACTTTTGATTACTTACAAATCGAATTTCGCCTCTGAATAATTCCTCCCAAGAATCATTCTCATAACCAACTTCTAAAACAACTTGATCCTTCTTCTGTTGTATCCTCGATCTGCTGTCTTTACTTAGATTGTAAATCTGAATCGAGGCTTTGTTTGGTTCGGGAGTGACTGTTTTAGTTACATCAAAAGTCAAACGCAAGCCTTCCCATCGTCGAAGCTCTCCTCCTGGCGGCCCGATAGATAAACGAGACTTCCTTTTGTATAACAAAGTCATTATGTTGTTGCCTCATTATACATGAGTTTCACTCTTGCATCAGTTCCAAACTCTGTTCGCTCAGGTGGAACTTGCAAACCTGAAGTGTCAATTACAATGAAATCACCAGGAGGAAAATTCTCTATTTGGTAGCGGAACACAGGCATCCAATCAACTTCAATCTTGATTCCTTGAATGAGAAGAGTGTTAGTTGAAGTCTCATATATATCCATTCCCCACGATTGCTGTCTTGTATTCCAAGAGAATTTCAAAGTGTAAACAACAGCGTCAAGAATAATTTGAAATTCTTGCGATTCAAGATTTGGATTTACTGGTATTTCAATAACCGCCATTATAACACCGTTGCTGCAAGCACTCCCATCGATACTCCAACTTGTAATGCTGCTGTTGCATTAAATTGTGATGGATCGTTTGCACCTACTCTCCCTGAATCTGTTGTTTCTGCTGTATTGATAGGTTTTCCTGTTCCTTCTCCAGTGGAAACAACTTCTGCACTCACAGTCCTGATTTCTAGCAATGACATGGTAAATTGGATTGACTTGCCTGTGCTTACTGTTCGACTGACAGCCATATTCTCAATTACCATATTTTGATATAAATCAAGACCAGTAATTACATCAAAAGGTTCTCCAATCAATTCAGGCTTTAATGTTGTGCCTTCAATTTCTTCACCCATCAAACCTTTGATGATTTCCCAAGCTGCTGCTGATGGTGTTTCCCCTGCTGTGATATTAGCAATCTGGGCTGTGATTGATTGAATTAAATCCATTGGAGTATCACTGACAACCCCATCAAGAGTCAAACGCTTTGGTCTGAGTTGATAATCGTCACTTATATCAACTCCCTTTTCAACAGGAAATTGGGGAACTTGTCTTGTAAGAGAATGTCCTTGTCTTGGTGTTGCATCAATGGTAAGAATAACATCTTCACTTATTGTGAAGTCAGGCAAAGGCAAAACCCCACCAAGAATAGTTTCGCTGGCAACAACTGAGCCTTGGCCTTTGACTACAAACTGAACTCTTGATGGAGGATTGAGTATTTCTTGAAGAGCCATTGTTTATTGTCCCATCTCGGCTGCTGTGCTTCGGAGATATTCGCCAAGTCGATTTGTCACTTCAGCAGCTATACTATTTGGGTCTCCTGTCTGTGACATGATATTGAAAGTCACGTCCATATTATTTGTTCTTTGTATTCCTCCTGCCAACAAACCTCCTCTTGGCTGAGCGATTTCTGTTGTCATTCCAAAAATTTGTTCTGGAGCACCTCTTTCTCTTAAACCTCTTCTGAATCCTCCAAACCATTCAGGAAGTAAATCAGAAATGCTCGGCAAACTTGGAAGCCAATCATATAATTCTTTTATTTTTTGTTTAAGATTTCCATAAGAAGTAGCAAGGGTATCAACCTGTGTTATCCATCCAACAATCTCAGCAAGAAATTGATCAATATCAACTCCCTTATTGAAATTCCACCACTCTTCAATCGCTTCTTTATTCTTGTAAATTACCCCGGCAAGAACAACCAACATTGCTGCCAATCCTATTGCCCAGAAGAAGGAGGCTGTCAATGCTCCTCCTGCAAGCGCTGCTGTAATTGCAAAAAGTTTTAAGCTTGTAGCAGCAATTCCTATTGCCGAACCTAATGCCAATACAGCAAGGGTTAATCCACCCCATGTTGCAACAAATCTTACAAACTCAGGATGTTGTTTTAAATACTCACTAACTCCTACTGTGAATTCGGCAATCCCTTTCACAGCAGGAGTTATTGACTCAACAAGTGGGCCTCCAATAACAATCGCCAGATTCTTCAGTCTTATCCAAAACAGTTTAGCTTGCTCAATAGCTGATCCCATCTTGATAGTAAAAGCTCTGTCCAAAGCTCCTTCC